GTGCTGAGAATAGTGTTTCATTTGATATTAGTGAAATAGTAAATGACCACTTAGAACAAATATTTACTGGTACTTATTCAGCATCTTCTGCTAAAAGTTCTATTTGGGTAACTGTAGCAACCTCAGCAAGAGAATCAGATGGTACTATAATTGGCTCAGTAACTTCAAACACTTATTTAGCTCAAGAAGGTTATAATAAATTTAAGGATGGTGTAAACTACACTACAGAACCTATTGCAATGATAACAGGCACACACTTTGAATATCACAAAGGAAGCACACTAACAATACCTGTAAATGTTGAAAGAGTAAGCCAAGTTCAATATATAAGTGCTAATGGCATTACAGTAGGAACAGATACGTTCACAGATAATGGTAACCAAAACCAAAAAATACAATTTGCTCAATTTGCTAATACAAGTGTAAAAGATGTTGCAAGAGTTAAAGTAACTTATGACACTACAAGTTTTACAACTATTTACACAAAAGAAATTGAAGAATGCAAATATCCAGTAAATAAAATAACATTTGTAAATAGATGGGGAGCAATGCAAGATTTGTTTTTCTTTAAAAAATCTGTAGAAAGTTTAGAATCAAGAAGTGAAAATTTTAATAGAAGTATTTTTCAAGCAAGAAATGTTCAGTTAGAACCAGGAGAAGAACCTGGTGATGATTGCCAAGAAACATTAACATTTAATACTTATTCTACAACAGCACACGCAAAGAAAACATTTAATGCAAATGCTACAGAATCAATTGTTTTAAATAGTGGTTTCGTAAATGAATTAATGAATCCATTTTTTGAAGAATTAATGGTTAGTGAAAACATTTGGCTAACTGATTCAAGTGCTAATATTTATCCAGTTAATTTAAAAGATAGTTCATTTACTAAAAAAACAGGATTAAACGACAGGTTAATAAACTACACAATGAACTTTGAAAAATCATTTGCTTTAGTAAACAACATTAGATAGTGCAAAAAGTTATTTTATACATACAACCACAGTTAAGAAATACAACAACTACACAAGATTTTGTTAGGGTTGATTTAATGGAAGAAGAATTAATTTCATTAACTCAAGTTATACAAGATGTAAATGATATAGAAAAAATATTTACTGATTACAGTAGAACATTTAATTTACCAGCATCTAAAACTAACAACAAAATTTTTAAGCATTGGTATAATCCTGATATAGATGGTTTTGATTCAAGTATTTTTTGTGAATCAAGAATTGAATTAAATCACTTACATTTTAGGTTTGGTAAAATACAATTGAATGAAGTTGTAATGAAGTTTGGAGAACCTTCTATGTATAAAGTAACATTCTTTGGTAACACAACAGAATTTAAAAATGCTATTAATGAAGATGAACTTTCTAATTTAATTTGGTTAAATGAATTTAATCATAGTGCAACAACTTCTAATGTAAAAGATGGTTTAGAAAATGGTTTAAATTTTACTGTTGATTCTGTAGCTTATAACGATGCAATAATATATCCACTAATAGCGCATTCACAAAGTTATATTTATGATGATACTGGAAACACCAACAACGGATTAAATATATCTACACAATCAACACATCATCAACAAAGAGGAGTAGTCACAGAAGATTTAAAACCAGCAGTCACAGTTAAGAATATTATTAAAGCTATTGAAGAACAATACAACATAACTTTCAAAACTGGTGAGTTTTTTGATTCTGCTGCTATGAATAATTTGTATTTATGGCTACATAGAGAAAAAGGTAAAATGGCTACTGCTGGAACTTGGATTGGTAATAGTGATACATACACTTGTAGTGGTACTAATTGTACTGAACTAACAGACACAAACAGTCAAATAGGTTATTTTAGAACAGGTAGTGGAATTTTAAATTGGCATAAACAAAGAGTAGACCCGGGATTTACAGTTATAACTGATGAAACAATATTAACATTACAAATTACACCAGCAAGTGGTTATACATCTGTATTATATAATATGGAAATTGTCAGAGCTAATAATTGGGAATCTTTTGTAATTACACAAAACAATTCAGGCACATCAACTATTACATTAAACATAGGTGGTGCTAATGGTTTTGATGTAGATACAGTTTATAATGCAAATCCATTTCCAAGCACATTTGAAGAAGCCCAAGCTGGTTTAAACTTTACTGAATTTGTTGGAAGAATATCAACAGAATCTTCTATACAATTTCAAGCAACTTTTAATTTAACAAGAACAGTTCACGTTAAAAGAGATAGCAATAATACAGACTTCAAAAATTTTAGCTACTCAGCAACTTTTACAAGTAATTCTGCAACAATATCACCACAAGACAAATTGATAGTTGTTACTGAGCAGATGCCAAAAATAAAAATAAAAGATTTTTTAAATGGTTTATTTAGGCAATTTAACTTAACTGCTTATGTTGATTTTAATAATGAGATAGTAGTTAAAACTTTAGATAATTATTATTCTGGTGGAGATACTCACGATATAACTCAATATGTAAAAACAGATGAGCATACAGTTTGTGATGTAATACCATTTAGTGAAGTAGATTTTGAATATTCAGAACCAAAAAGCATTTTAGCAGAGCAGTTTGAATTAGTAAATAATCAAAAGTATGGTGAACTAAATTATGTAACTGATGTAAGTAAGAAAAATATTTATCAAATAAAGCTACCTTTTGAACATATGCTTTTTGAAAGGTTACAAGATAAAACAAGTGGTGCTTTAACTACAGTACAGGTTGGAAGTTTTTTAAATACAGAGCTAAGTCCAGAGATAGGTAAACCTCTTTTATTTTATGGTATTTATCAAAACAATGTATCTACATCAATTAACTTTTTAGATAGTACAAGACCAGAAACTTATGGTGCTTTGTGTCCAACAGGTACTAAATACATTTTAGATGATTATTGGATTCCAAGTGCTTGCAATGAATTAGGTACATCATCAACACCACCTACCTACAACTTAAATTTTGGTAGTGAAATAAACACCTACACGCTAACAGATTATGCTGGTAATAATAACAGCTTATTTCAATTGTATTATCAAAACTACATTACAAGAGTATTTAACAAAAGAACAAGAATATTTAAGTTCTCTGCTGTATTGCCTTTAAAAGTATTATTAAATCTAACATTAGATGATTTAATTGTAATTGGCACAAGAGCTTATACAATAAATAAAATGTCTACTAAATTACAATCAGGAGAAACAAATTTTGAACTATTAAACGAACCAACGTGAAAACAATATTAGAAGCATTAGAATTTTGTAAGGCAAATAAGTTATATGATAAACATATAAATATTGCATTAGGTATTAACAAAGTACCAATGACATTTAAAGAAGGGTTTAACCAATTAAGAATGAAGAAATGACTAAAGTAGTAAAAGTTATATTAGAAGCAGAAACTGGAAAAGCAAATGCTAATTTAAACAAGGTTAATAAAAGTTTAAAAACAACTGAGGAACAAGCAAAAGAAACATCTGGAACAATGTCTTCAGCTTTTAATGCATTGCCAGAATCAATACAAGGTGCAATTGGTGAAGTTAAAAATCTTGGTACATCTTTTAAAGCATTAGCAATTGGTGGTGGTGTTGCTGCTATTGCAGGACTTGGTTCTTTATTTGTAATGGCAACTAAAAAAGGTGCTGAATTTGCAGAAGCATTATCTGGATTAGAAGCTGTACTTGGAGCAAGTGATGCTGAAATGAATCAACTTTCTAACTCAGCAAAAGAACTTGGTGCATCAACTCAATTTACATCAAAACAAGTTGTTGAATTACAAACAGAATTTGCAAAACTTGGATTTTCAACTAAAGAGATACTTGCATCTACAAAAGCAACATTAGATTTAGCGGCTTCTTTAGATGTTGGTTTGGGTGAAGCTGCAATGATAGCTGGTTCTACTTTAAGAGCATTTGGTTTAGAAGCAGAAGAAACACAAAGAGTTGTTGATGTAATGGCTTCATCAACTTCTAAATCTGCTTTAGATTATGATGCGTTAAGAGAATCATTAAAATTAGTAGCACCTACTTCAAGAGCTATGAATGTAAGCATTGAAGAAACAACTGCTTTGCTTGCCACTCTTGCAGATAATGGTTTAAAAGGTTCTGTTGCTGGTACTGGATTAAGTAAAACATTTATTGAACTAAATAAAAAAGGTATTCCATTAAATGAAGCACTTGAAAGAGTTAAAAATAGCTCCAATGCTTTAAATGAAGCTATTGATTTAGTTGGTGTTGTTGGTTCTAAATCACTTTTAACTTTAGCTAATAATGCACCTAAAATAGACACTCTAACAACAGCTTTTGAAAATTCACAAGGTGCGGCTCAAAGGCTTGCAGAAACAAGATTAGATAATTTAGCTGGTGATACAACTAAACTTGGTTCAGCTTGGGAAGGTTTTTTATTATCTATTGAAGATGGGGAAGGTATATTTAATAGTATTGCAAGAGGTATAGTTCAAGCAACAACATCGCTGTTAAATTTTATAACTCCAACTGAAAAACTATCTGAATCTTTAGAAAAAGAGAGAGCATCTTTATTTAGAGTACAAGCTGAATTAGGAAATGTAAACACTACACAAGAAGAAAGAACATCTTTAATTTTAGAACTTCAAAAACAATATCCTAAATATTTGAAAAACATTAATGCTGAAACAGCAAGTAATGAAGATTTAAATAAAGCTATTCAAGAAATAAATAAATCATTAATAAATAAAATATTAATACAAGAAAGAGAAGAAGAAATACAAGAACAAGCAGAAGAAACTGCAAGCGAATTAAATAAAGTTCTTAACAAAGAAGCAGAAACTCTTGATTATACTGCAAAATTAAGACAAAAATATTCTGATTTAGGTATTGAAATAAAAGCAACTTCACCAAATGAAGTTTTAAAAGAATTAAATGAAATTCAAGAAAGAGAAAATAAACTTCGTGAAGAAGGAAACGGACAAAATAAACTTAAAATTGATGACATTGGTAGATTAGTAAATGAGCAAATTAATTTACAATCTAAAATAAAAGCATTAAATAAAGCAGAAGAAGATTTTCAAGAAGAACAAGAAAAAGGAAACAATTTAATAAAAGAAAAAGATGCTTTAATGGAGCGTCTTGGAATCACAACAGATGATGTTACTGAAAAAACTAATGATAATACAGAAGTTCTTGATGATAATTTAGAAGCTATTGATGAAGTTGAAAAGAAAACAAGAGATTTAATCCTTTTAAAACAACAAGAGCTTAAAGAAATACAAGATACTGAAGCAAAAACAAGAGATGAAATTGCTGCAAGAAATGATAAAGTTAAAGCGATACAAGCAGAGATTAAAGAACTACAAAATTTAAGAACAGCTAAATTTGCTATAGAAAAAATCGATTTTGATTCATTGCCAAAACTACAAAAAAGAGAAGCACAAAAAATAGAAGTAAGAACTGGTACAGAAGATTTAGTAGCAAGGCATATAAAAAAAGTTAATAGAGCATTAACGCGTGATGATGTAATTCGTATTGATGAAGCTCATCAAAGAAGAATAGCAGAAGCAAACGCAAGGATAGATATTGCATCTAATGCTTTAGGTTCAATTGGGCAATTAGCTGATGCATTTGCAAGAGGTGATGAAGAGAGAGCAAAAAAAGCATTTAAAATTAATAAAGCTGTTGGTATAGCACAAGCAACAATAAGTACTGCACAAGGTATTATGAATGAACTTTCACACCCTGTAAAAACTTTAACTTTTACAAACTACGCTGCTGCTGCTGCAATGGCACTTGCTGGAGCTGCACAAATAGCAACAATAGCAACAACAAAGTTTAATTCAGGTAGTAGTGTAAAACCAACAACCACAGATAATACAGGTGGAGGAAGTTTAAATGCTGCTACACAACCACCAAGTTTTAATGTAGTAGGGCAATCAGGATTTAATCAAATTGCTGGAGCATTAGGACAGCAACCGCCAACACAAGCATTTGTAGTAGCTGGAGATGTTACAACAGCACAACAGTTACAAAACAATACAATTACACAAGCAACTTTTTAAAATAAAATACAATGGATATAATAGAATTAATATTAGATGAAGAAAATGAAGAGATGGTTGGAATAGATGCGGTTAGTATCGTAGAGAATCCAGCTATTGAATCAGATTTTATAACATTAGCAAGTGAAGAAATACAACTTGCAAAAATAGATGAAGAGAAAAAACTTCTTCTTGGTGCAGCACTTATACCAAACAAGCCAATATTTAGAAAACGTAATGAAACAACTTTTTATGTTTACTTTTCTAAAGATACAGTTAGAAGAGCAAGCGAATTATTCTTCCAAAACAGTAATCAAAACAATGCAACCTTAGAACACCAAATGAGTGTTAATGGTTTAACTGTTGTAGAATCTTGGATAGTAGAAGATACTAAAATGGATAAATCAGCAAAGTATGGTTTAGAAATGCCTGAGGGTACTTGGATGATTTCAATGAAAGTAGAGAATGAAGAAATTTGGAATGATTATGTTAAAACTGGAAAAGTAAAAGGATTTAGTATTGAAGGTTATTTTGCAGATAAAGCACAAATTAAAAAACCAGATACTAAAGCAGAGATGCAAGCTATTGAGGAAGAAGAAGCTGAATATATGCTTAGTAATATTAAGGCACTAATTAAGAAAGATAAAAGAACTAAATCTGGAAAAAAGATAGAATTAGAAACTTATAACGATTATCCACAAGCAGTTAGTAATAATGCTAAACGAGGTATTGAACTAAATGAAAAAGTTAATAATCGTTGCTCAACACAGGTGGGGAAAATTCGCGCCACGCAGCTCCGAGATAAAGAAAATGTTTCATTATCCACAATAAAAAGGATGTACAGTTATTTAAGCAGAGCGCAAGAGTATTATGATGAAGGAGATAAAGAAGCGTGTGGTACAATTAGTTATTTATTGTGGGGTGGTAAAGCTGGTTTAAGATGGGCAGAAAGTAAGTTAAAAAAACTTGGTGAAATTAATTTAGCTTCAATGGTAGTTGATGAAACTTTTGCAATCATAGATGATAGGTTAGCTTATAGCACACAAGAGAAAGCTGAAGAGATGGCTCAGAATATAGGTTGTGAGGGTTTTCACATTCACGAATTTGAAGGTAAAGAATGGTATATGCCTTGTAAAGAACATATAAAAAAATAATTATGAGAAGTAAAAAATTTAAAACACCAAGTAATACATCACCTAAAAATACTAAACGTGGTTGCTTATGTCCTGATGGTAAAAGATACAGTAATAAATGCTGTGATGGTTCACTACAAGCTCAAGGTATAGGAAAGGTTTAAATATATTATTTATGACCAAGATATTTTATTATCTAAAAAAACTCCATTTTCTGATTTATCAAAATTTGTTTCACCAAATATAACACCAAATTTAGTTGAACGTTTTAATTCTTTTTTAACTTTTATTGAAAACATACCAAATTTAAATTTTTTAATTTCTATAATTTCAATATCTGAAAATTGTTTTAATACTTGTGATTTAATTGTTGACTTATGCATTGTTGTTTTTTTTATTATGGTGTAAATATAATTATAAATATTTAATAAACAAGCATTTTATAAAAAAAACTTTAAAAAAAATATAACAGTAAAGGTTTTCAAACGTTTATAGGTATATACTCAAATTATGAAAGCAAACGAAATACTAAACAAAATAAAAAATATTGTTGGTGAAAAAGTTGAACTTTCTGAAGAAAAAATAGAAATGGCTGAAATTACATTAGAAAATGGTACTGTATTAGTTGCAGAATCTTTTGAAGCTGGAAAATCTGTATTTATTAAAACTGATGATGAGCAAATTGCTCTACCAGTTGGTGAATATAAATTAGAAGAAGGCAAAGTTTTAGTTGTAACTGAAGAAGGTTTAATTGACAGTATTAAAGAAGCTGCTGAAGAAGCAGTTGAAGAAGAAGAATTATCTGAAGAATCTGAAGAAGTTAAAGAAACTGAATTAGAGGAAGAAGAAAAAGAAGAAATGAACTATGTTACTAAAGAAGAGTTTACATCTGCTGTTGAAGAAATCAAAGCAATGATTGACGAAAAACTTGGTAACAAAGAAGAAATGAAGGAAGAAGTAATAGAAGAGAAAGAAGAACTTTCTGCTGTTGCTCCTGAACCTGTAAAACATAATCCTGAAGCTGAAGTTGATAATAAAGTAAATTTTCATATTGCAAGCAATAGAACAGCTACAACTAAAGACAGGGTTTTTGATAAAATTTTTAACAATAATTAATATAAAATAAAATGGCGAATAGTTTAAATACACCAATTACAAGTACTTATGCTGGTGAGTTTGCAGGAAAATATCTTTCTGCTGCTCTTTTAAGTGCTAACACAATTGATAAAGGCGGAATAGAAGTAATGCCTAATATCAAGTACAAGTCTACAATGAAGAAAGTAGCAACTGCATCATCTATTATAGGTAATGCTGCTTGTGATTTTTCTGGAACTGCAGACCAAGTAACATTAACTGAAAGATTATTACAACCAGAGGAGTTTCAAGTAAACCTTGAGTTCTGTAAGCAAGATTTCCAATCGGATTGGGAAGCTGCTCAAATGGGATATTCTGCATTTGATAAAATGCCACCTAAATTTTCAGATTTCATTATTGGCCACGTAGCTGGTTTAGTAGCTGAAAAAACTGAGCAAAACATTTGGGAAGGTGTTAATGCAAACGCTGGAGAATTTGATGGTTTAGTAACTTTAGCTTTAGCTGATTCTGATGTAGTAGATGTTGCATCTCACGCTGCTGTAACTGCTGCTAACGTAATTGATAAATTAGGTTCTATTGTTGATGCAGTACCTTCTGCACTTTACAATAAAGAAGATTTACACATTTACGTATCACAAAACATTGCAAGAGCTTATGTAAGAGCTTTAGGTGGTTTTGCTACTTCAATTGGTGCTGCTGGTACTGATTCAAAAGGAACACAATGGTACAACGCTGGTGGACAACTATCTTTTGATGGTGTGAAAATCTTTGTTGCTAATGGTTTAGCTGATGATACTGCAATGGCTGCTCAAAAATCTAACTTATACTTTGGTACTGGTTTATTATCAGATATGAACGAAGTTAAAGTATTAGATATGGCTGACCTTGACGGTTCACAAAACGTCAGAGTAATAATGAGATTTACTTCTGGTGTACAATACGGAATAGGTTCTGATATAGTTTTATACCACGCCTAAGAATTAATTAATAACAAGGGAGTTGAAATGCTCCCTTAATTTAAAATAAAATAATATGGCTTGCGATTTAACAGCTGGTAGAAAAGTACCTTGTAAAGATGTAATTGGTGGTATTGTTAGAGCTTGGTTTGTAGACTTTGGAGACTTAGGAACTGTAACCAAAACTGCTGACGAAATTACTGATTTATCTGGTACATTTACTTGCTACCAATATGATTTAAAAGGAACCAACTCTCTTGAAATTGGAATTACATCTTCGAGAGAAAACGGAACAACCTTTTTTGAAGAAACATTAACTTTAACACTACCTAAACTATCTAAAGAAGATAATAAGGAACTTAAGCTAATGGCTTACGGAAGACCTCACATTGCTGTTGAGGATAGAAACGGAAACTTCTTTTTATGTGGCTTAGAACACGGCCTTGAAGTTACGGGTGGAAGTATAGCTACAGGAACAGCTTTTGGTGATTTAAGCGGTTATTCACTAACATTAACTGGTCAAGAATTAGAACCAGCTAATTTTATTGCTGGTGGTACTGCTGCTGACCCTTTTGCTGGAATGAGTTCTGCAACTGTAACAGTTACTGTAGGTACAAATAGTTAAAAAAGACGCGATTAATATAATTGTGTGATTCATAATATATAGTTTGATTGGAGGGGAGGAAGTGATTAGCCTCCCCTTTTTTATTAAAAAAATATGCAAATATTAACTACAAGTGGCACACGAATTATTAACTTTATACCAAGAGAAACAATAACTGGTAGTAAAACTTATAAATTAGTGATAAAGTCAGAAGCTCAAAATAAAGTTATAGCAACAGATAATGATGCAACATTTTCTGAATTAGATTACTATTACCAATATTCAACTACTCAAGCATTAGTTGAAAATCAATACTATACTATTACAATCACTAATACAACAGATAACGCAATAATTTTTAAAGATAAAATGTATTGTTCAGACCAAACACTTTCAGATTACGAAATAAGTAATGGAGTTTACATAGAACAAAGCACAGGAGACAATCAATTTATATATTATGGATAATTTACATTTAATACAATTAGGCCAATACGAAAGGCCAACAATCACAGAAGAACGTAATAAAGATTGGGTATCAATAGGAGATAACAATGATTATTACCAAAGCCTTATCTCGGCTTATATGGATAGCACAACAAACAATGCTGTAATTAATGGTGTTGTTAATCAAATTTACGGAAAAGGATTAGATGCTACTGATTCTGCACAAAAGCCAGACCAGTATGCACAGATGAGGAGTTTAGTAAAACCTCACGATTTAAGAAATGTTTGCCAAGATTTAAAACTATTAGGCGAAGCTGCTTTTCAAATAACTTACAATGGTTCTAAAATATCAGCAATAACACACTTTCCAAGAGAAACGTTAAGAGCTGAAAAGATGAATGATAAAGGCGAAATAAAAAACTATTTTTATTCTGCTGATTGGACAAAAGTAAAACAAAATACTAAACTAAAAAAGTTTCCTGTTTTTGGTAGTGGCGCACAAAATGAAATATTTATTATTAAAAGATATGTAACTGGATTTTACTATTATAGTCCAGCAGATTACAATACTGCTTATGCTACTTTAGAAAAAGAGATTGCTGAATACTTGATAAACGATGCAATGTGTTCTTTTTCAGGCACTAAAATTATAAATTTTTCAAATGGTATTCCTGACCGCGAAAAACAATTAGCTATCAAAAATGATATAATGAATAAGCTAACTGGTAGCTATGGAGAAAAGGTAATTGTTGCATTTAACAACAATGCAGAAAGTAAAACAACTATCGATGATGTACCATTAAATGATGCTCCAGCACATTACTCTTATTTAAGTGAAGAATGTTCTAAAAAGATTATGCTAACACATAGAGTTACTTCACCATTACTTATTGGATTAAGAGATGGTAGCGGCGGTGGTTTAGGTTCTAATGCAGATGAAATACAAAACGCTTCAAGGCTTTTTAATAACGTAGTTATACAACCATACCAAAACCTTTTAATTGATAGCTTAAATACAATATTAGCAGTTAATGATATTAGTTTAAATCTTTACTTTAAAACTATTGAACCACTTGAGTTTATGGATTTAGAGAATGTTGAAGGTGAAGAAAACATTGAAGAGCAAACTGGAATAAAAGAAGAAGAAGAAAGCACAGAGTTAGAGATAATGGCTTCTAAGAGCATTTCTAATAAAGATAGTAATGAACTACTAAAAAACGCTTTAGATTCGCTTAAAGGAGTTAAAATGGATTCTGAAGAGTTTGAAATAGTTGATATTAGAGATGTAGATGATGAAAATGAAAGTGTTGAAGATTGGGCTAAATCAATGATACAATTAAGTGATATTGTAGATAGTAAAGAAGATGGTTTTTCTACTTTAGATAAATCAATGTACAAAGTAAGATACAAATATGCAAAAGGTAGTAGTAAAGGTGGAGAAAGCAGAGAATTTTGTAAAGAAATGATGAATAGAACAAGTGCTGGTATTGTATATAGATTAGAAGATATTGATAAAGCAAGCAGAGATATGAACTTTAAAGCTGCTAAATTACCAATGCACAATGGACAAAAGTATGATTTGTTTAAATTCAAAGGTGGTGTTTATTGTAGACACAAATGGCAACAGATTTTATACAAAATAAAAAAAGGAAAAGAAGTTGGTAGTGATGATTTAGATGATTATAAAAAAACTAAATCTATTCCAAAGAGTTATGAACCAAAGCCAAGAGGTAGAAAACAAGCAGCAAAAGCTCCAGTAAATATGCCTAATAATGGACATCACCCAAATTATAAAGGAAAATGAGTAAAGCACTATTTGTAACAAGACACGATATTTCAGTTTTTACTGCTGCTAATGGTAACGTTGATAATGACAAACTGTTACCAAGAATTTTAATTGCACAGGACATTCATATACAGAATTATCTTGGTACAGATTTATATAATAAAATACAAGCTGATATAGTTGGTAGTAGTTTGGTTGACCCTTATTTAAGTTTATTAAACGATTATATAAAACCAATGCTACTACATTGGAGTATGGTTGAATACTTACCTTACGCTGGTGTTAATATTGCTAATGGTGGTATATATACTAAGAATCCTGAAAATAGCACAGCACTAAGTAAAGAACAAGTAGATAGCTTAATAGAAAGAAGTAGAACTACAGCACAGTTTTACACAAACAGATTTATAGATTTTATGCAAAATAACGCAGCTGGATTAATACCTGAATACTATTCTAATAGTCAAGAAGATATGTATCCAGATGATGTTGCAGATTTTGGAGGTTGGGTACTTTAAAAATATATTATGCCAGATAATAACATAGAATGGGGACAAGGTGGTGTGAACAACAACAACGATTGGGGAAAAGCAAAAGCTAATTCTACCAATAACTTTGGTGCTGTTTATGATAGTTCGCCAAGTGGTGATACTAATATTGCTGGAGGGCAACC